ATAATGAAACCACAGATGATGATGAAATTTGAACCACATCAGGAAAAAAATGTGTTTGATTTATTCATCTATGACACAGTAACAAGGGAAGGAAAGTTTGATTGGTCAAGCTGGACTATGCTTGAAAGCAAAACAAGCGCGCAGTATTTTTCAAATGTCCTTGCACAAATTCCTGATAATGCAGAAATGCGCCTGTTTATCAATTCCAATGGTGGAATGGTATCTGAAGGAGTTGCCATTTACAATCAGCTCAAACGACATCCAGCGCAAAAGACAGGATATGTAGACGGCTGCGCTTACAGTGTGGCAAGCCTTATCTTGCAGGCTTGCGATAAACGAATAATGGGACTTGGTACATCTATGCTGGTGCATAATATGTGGGTAAGCATTGACGGAAACGCAGCAATGCTTCGGAAAATGGCAGATGATCTTGATAATTGGATGGTTGCAAACCGAAAAGTATATCTTGAACGGTGTGCCGGAAAAATTACAGAGGAACAACTGACAGAACTTATGGATGAAGAAAAAATCTTAAATCCAGATGACTGTTTGGCATACGGATTTATTGATGAAATTGCCGAAAATATGCCGGAAGATATTGGAATTGAACAAAAAGAAACCAATCAGGATGGAGTCGCACCAGAGCAGATTGCTCTGATTCAATCCATGCAGCAGTTTATTGATATAAGACAGTCGCTTTTAAATAATATCCAGCAAATGGATGTGTCAGAACCGAATAGAACCACAGAAAATAAAGTCAACCCTTGTGTGGCTTTTTTTGATCATATTTTTAAATAACAGGAGGAAAAAATTATGAAACCATTAAACAATCCAATCGTACAGAGTGCATCAGTAGCTATGCAGGAAGCATTAAAAGCAGGAAATGAGGAAGCTCTTTCCGTTGCTTTTGAGCAATTTACAGAAGCTGTGGCAGATTCCATTCGAAATGATTACGAGATGCATCATAATGACAATGCAATTCTTGCGCAGAGAGGCTATCGTATCCTTACAGCAAATGAACAGAAGTTTTATGAGCAGTGGATTGAAAATGCGAAAAGCAGTAATCCGCGTCAGGAGTTTACGGATCTTCTCAATGATGGAATGCCACAGACCATCATCGAGGATGTTTACCGGAATCTGGTAAATGATCATCCTTTGCTCAATGCAATTACATTTACAAATGTAAGTTATCTTACAAGATGGATTCTGAACGATCATACTGTTGATAAGGCAGTGTGGGGAGCGATTAATACGGAAGTAACAAAGAAAATTACATCTTCATTTAAGATTATCGAGATGACACAGTGTAAATTGTCCTGCTATGCTGTTATTCCAAAAGATATGCTTGAATTGGGTCCAGTATATCTGGATAATTATATTAGAACAATTCTTGTGGATGCACTTGCTTGTGCACTTGAAAATGCAATTGTTACTGGAACAGGAAAAAATCAGCCGATTGGACTTGACAGGAATATATCTTCCACAGCATCTGTTGTTGGCGGTGAATATCCGAAGAAAACAGCTGTCAAAGTGAAGTCGTTTTTGCCAACAGAATATGGTCCGTTAGTCGCTAAAATGGCAAAGACTGAAAAGGGAGTTTACAGAACGATTAAAGGTGTTGCATTAATCTGCAATCCAATTGATTATCTGAACAAGGTCATGCCAGCAACAACAGTGCTCAATGCAGCAGGAACTTACACAAATAATATCTTCCCTGTGCCAACAGAAGTGTACCAGTCGGCAGAGCTTACAGAAGGGACAGCTATTCTTTGTCTTCCAAAAGAATATTTTCTTGGATTAGGAAGTAGCAAAGATGGAAATGTGACTTATGATGATTCTGCACAGTTCCTGGAAGATAACAGGGTATACATGATCAAAACGTATGCAAATGGAAGAGCGTTTGATGATACTGCATCAGTACTTCTTGACATTTCAGAACTTGATCCGGCATACATCACTGTGAAAAATCTTGAATTAGCATCTGTTTAGGAGAAATCATCATGTTGGATAGCGAAAAAAAGAAAGTACTGTTAGAAGCAGTTAAGGGAAGACTCAGTATCACATGGGAAAATGAGAAAACGGAAAAGAATCTATCCGACATGATAGATGATGCTGAAATCTATTTAAATCATTTATTGGGAGCGGAATGCGATTATTCCGCTCCCGGTATGTTTAGAAAGCTTTTTTTAAATTATGTGATGTACGTGTATAACCATTGCGAAGATGAATTCGAAAGAGCTTATCAAATGGATATTCTGAAACTACAAGCTTTTTGCAGTGTAAAATCAAGGAGGAATGCCACAGATGCAGAAAATGAAAGTCAGCAATTTAAACCTGAATGATGGTTTCTTAAGATGCTATCGGGATAAAAAATTGCAAAGTGATTTTAATGCACCGAAGAATCCTAAAAAGATTGATGATATGGAATATATCGTAGAACTTGCATTTGAAGAAATGAGTAAGCGCGATAAAGATCTTTCATTTGTAGAATCGCTTGGCAGAGAATTGTCTTTAAAAGTAAAGACACGGTTAATGGATGGTGTCAGTAAAAAATGTAAGGTGGCAATTGATGATAGATTATTTGATGTGATTTACATTGATTACAGTAAAAAAGAAAACCTTATGTATTTTTATCTGGAGGAGGTACGCAGAATTGCTGAATGAGATAAAGGCAGCTCTTGAAGAATTACAACAGGAAAATCCGGATTTGTTCGGAAACAAGGTTGCATATGGAAAGATAAAAGAAGATGATGTTCCAGATTTATGGAATTACATCACTTTTAATCGCATGCATATTAAAAAAAGTGGAACATCCATTCGGGATTATAATTTATATTATCAGGTCAATCTGATTCATGAAGATTATATACCGGAAAATGCAGTTTTTCAGATTATTGATAAACTGTCAAAAATTCAAGGATTGAAGGAAGCCAATGAAGATGTTGTTTTTGATTACACAATCAAATCAAAAACTGATACCGTTGTGGAAGCCGCAGTCATTATTTTTACAGAGCCAATAAAAGGCTACAGTAAAAGGAGTAAGACATGAGTACTTATGAGACAAAAACTGAATCTCTCGAAAAACTGTGGAAAGGACTTAACGGTTTTTCGAGTACAGCAGCGGATGAAATTAACACATATTTACATGGTGCCGGATACACCTTATTTTCAAAATCTATAGAAGATTTAATACCTGTATCAGACGGGAAAAAGAAACATGCTAAATACAGTAATGCGTTGCAAGATAGATTGAAAAGTTCGAGAAGCAGAGGTGGAGGATTTGAAAATCTATCTGTAACAATTGGTTCAAAAACAAAATATGATTATCTGTATTTTCCAGATGATGGCTCAAATACAGTACATCATGCAGGAAATCAGCATTTTTTTGATAGAGGAATCGAGAGAAAAGAAGACGAGGCTGTTGATGAAATGCTTGATAGAATTACTTTTCAAATGAAATAGGAGGACAAATTTTATGAGTGGTTACGGTGAATTTTCAGAATTCGAATGTAGAAAATTTGCAATGAAATTTGCAAAAGATGAAAATTATGTAGAAGCAGGAGCTGTTGGTAGCATTGAAGAATCAATGAATACGAAAACAGTAACAAAAAAATACATGGGTATTGAAAAGAAAACACGTACCAGAGGAACTGGAACGGGCGAATTGAAACTTAGTCTGCATATGAACTATGAGAGATATAAACAGACATATGGAATGAATCTTGATGGATTAGAAGACGGAATCTCTGCCTATGGATCAAATTCGGTTCATCCGGAATTTGCCTGCACAGTGGAAGCTGTTGATG